GACGGCTTGTCGTTGTTTAACACAGCCCATCCTCTACTTGGGGGTACGGCTGCGACCTCGGTTGCACCTGGTATCGCTAATATCATAGCGACTGCCGGGACGTACCCCAACCGTCCTCTAGTCGATGTTGACCTTAGCTTCACGGCACTTCAGCTAATGGTCAACTTCTTTGAGCGCTTGCCAGACTCACAAGGTTTGCCAATTACCATCAAGCCTCGTACTCTCGTTATCCCTCCAGAACTGAAGTGGATCGCACGTGAGATTCTTGGCTCACCTCACAAGCCTTACACCGCAGACAACGAAATCAACGCTATCTTGGCAGAGGATTTGCAATACTTCGTCTGCCATTACCTGACAGGACAGAGTCCTTGGTTCTGTATAGGGGACAAGATGGCGCATAGGCTCAAGTTCTTCTTGAGGCACGAGCTTGATGAGGACTTTGCAGATGATTTTGACACTCGTTCTGTGAAACAAGTTAGCTTTATGCGTATCTCAGTAGGTGCTACTGTCTGGGAAGGAACTTTTGGCTCAAACGGGCCGTAATTGAAGGCTAAACTAAAAAGGAGAAAAACGATGAAAAAGCTACTCAAAGTTTTTGCAGTACTCGCTTTTCTGCTGAGTCTTAGCTTTCCTGCTATGGCTCAGCAGCCAGTTGTTCAGTCGTTTGTTGAGAACCTTGCTCTCGCGCCTGCGGCGGTCTTGGTAGGGCAGAATTTCTCTACCGCTACTTCTACAGGAGCGGTAGCGTCTACGACAGGAGGTGCTATAGCAGCCGGTTCGTATCGAATCAGCGTAACCTGCTTTTCTGCTACTAGCACAGAGACTCCACAGTCGATAGACACAGCAGCTACGTCTGTCATTACCACGACAGGCGCAACCTCGACGCTTACTATCTACCCTCCAGTTTGTGTTGGAACAGGCAACGAAGTTGGATGGCGTATGGGTGTCAGCGGCAATGGTGGAGCTACAGCTACAGAGACTCTTCAGACGATTACCTCGACAATATGCACACTAAGTTCAAGTGCTACTGCGAGCTGTGCTTTAACAAGTCCTGCTGTCTTTACAGCTTCGACTAACTTCACAAACGCTTCTGGTATAGGTCCTGCCACTCCAGGTACGTTGATCTACCCTCCAATCGCTAACCAGGCGAATATGGCTTTGTTCGAGAACGCGCAGTATCGGACTCGAATTATAAGCTGGAATATCACTGGTACAGTGCCTTCGGCTTGTACGTTTAACGTTCAAACTGGAGCTACGATTGCTGCTCTAGCGAGCGTAGGGCAGACAATTACTTGTACTACTTCAGGAAGCTACGCTGTTCCCTATACAACTCTGATTAACTACGTCGCGATTAACCTTGCTACTTATACGGCAGGTGATACCACGACAGTTACCACTTTTACACTCGCTGATCTACCTTACACTCAGCCTATCTACTGGGGACCGGCTGCGCCTACGAGCGCCTGTGCTGCTCCAATGGGTGTTTTCTTTCTCACAGGTGCCAACTCAAATATGTACACTTGTGTGACAACTACGTGGACAGCGATTACGCTGCCTTAAGATGCCAAATCAGGCTCATTCAGGAATACACGGAGATCCGTGGCATAACTGTGACGTCTGCGGCTGGGACTATCATGTATCCCAGCTGCGACGTCAGCCTGGTCTTCGACGAGGTTTGTTGGTTTGTCCTAAGTGTTATGATGATCCTTTGACATTCTATCGAGACATTGTTATACAAGACACTTTAGCACAAAGTGCTGAGCATGAGATGGAAGTTGCGGATATACTCAAAGAGCCGATAAACGACGACTCTCCGCAATACTAAGTTTGGTGCCCCGATGCCGGGAACTCCTTTGAGCTTGGGGCTGGCTACAGAGCGGGTAAGGATAGGGGCACCAAGGTTTTAAGTCGACTAGACGCGTAAGCGCGACCTCGGGAGGGGTCAAGACAATGCCACATACACACTCAAGATACATGCAAGACCTTGGATTCAACGATATAGCTCTATTCTGCGGTCCAGGAGATTTAGTAGTTAACGGAGCAAATGGAGTTATAACTCGAAATGCTGCTGGAGATTGGTCAATCAATCAAGCTGCTTCTTTGACAGCTATTTATGCTGTCAATGTGGCTGGAATGCTTCAACGTCGGGTTGGCTTCTTTGAAGACCTGCAAGAGCAGTTTGGTGGGGCTGGTATAGCAGGTTCGGCTGATTTTCAAGGTCGTCCTGATACTATTGGTTCTATGAATACTGGACAGCAAATTACTCCACGTACTGCATTTAAGCTCAAAGGATTTAAGCTTCTTAGCTTTGATGTCATCTACCAAATCTCGACCGCCAATCTGACAAGCCAGTCACTTCGAGTTGATCAGTCAAACTTTGTCAACGGACAAGTTATGGCTCCTACAGTCGTGCTTGCTGCTGGCACGAATGGTCTTGCTGTCGCGTTTTCTGCGAATCAATACGTCACTCTTGTTACACTTCCTACAGCTCAGCAGATTTATCGTATATCCGAAGATTCTGAGCTTTGGATTGAGTTGACAGTTGTGACTCCTGTTTCGAGTACGTTTAAGCTTTATGGGTTTGATTTGGATCTGGAAATCAACTATAACTGAGGTCACAAAATGGCAAACGACATATCAGCACGACCTTGGTTCATAGATACTGCTGGACCTCTACCTATCTGGCAACCTCAAGTCTATATCAAGTTTATTGAGGTTATAGGTGGAGCCGTAGCTGGTGCTCAAGGAGCATCTATGGCGACCATCGCGGATAGAAACAACAAACCAATCATCAAGCCTCAGTTTCAGACAACTCTTGTGGGTGAGATTCAGACCTATAACATAGAGAATTGGTTTGAAGGACTCATCGTAAGCGCGCTCGGTGCCGGTCCAGTAACACTTCTTGTCCATGTAAAATGAGCGTCTTTGTCAAAGACGGCGTGCTCTTTACTGTCATAGCCCCTGGCGGTTTTCGTATCCTTGCTTCTATCGACACTGCTGCACGTGTTGAAAACTTAACAATCACAAGCGCGTGTGATGGTGAGCACTCTGGTCCAGAAGACCCTCACCACAAAGGCGAAGCCTATGATATACGCTCGCATGATTTACAGGACAAGGTTCGTACTTTGAATGCAATTATGGACGCTCTAGAGATGGAAAGATTCTTCGGCTTTCTCGAAGATGCAGGTACGGAAAACGAGCACATCCACATTCAGGTAAAGAAGGGAACTACTTATCCTTGAGTCGTTTCTTACTATTGTCGGAAGATGGCTCTTGCCTCGGTCTTGCTCTAAGACTTCAGGCTGAAGGCCATTCTGTTAAGATGTGGATTCGTGATCCTCGCTATAAAGATGTAGGAAAAGGACTGGTGGATTGTGATTGCTCTTACGAGTTTGGTCAGATTATCGTACCTGAATGCGTCGGCTTTGGGGTACTTTGCGATGTTTGGAGAGATTCTGGGATTCGTGTGTTTGCTGGTAGTTCTTTTGCTGATAGTCTCGAAGGGGACCGCGAACTCTCGGAAGGAGTGATGCATGACTGTGGCATCGAAACTCCCAAGTCAGGAAGAGCAACAACGTGGGAAGAGGCTGCTAAACTTGTTCAACGGTTTAGCAAGCAGAGTGCTGATGGGAAAGTCGTTATCAAGCCCGAGGGAAGACTTAGTGGGATTATACCCTCCTACGTTGCGGCGTCCGTTGAGGATGCCATTGGAATGCTCGAAAACTTCGAAAAAGAAACCGGCTCAACTGAGCCCGAGCTTGTAATTCAACAATTTGTCAAAGGCGTAGCCGTATCAACCGAAGGTTGGTTTGATGGCGAGAACTGGCTTGAGAGTATGTTTAATCATACTCTTGAGACTAAGAAAACGCTTAATGACGATCTAGGCCCTTCTGAGGGCTGTGCCGGTAACATCGTATGGTCTTGCGATTCAGACGATCCTATTGTGAAACAATCGTTACTAAAGTTAACAGATACACTACGCGAAGCGCGCTATGTTGGCCCATTCGATATAAATTGTGTTGTGAATGAGGAGGGCCTCTATGCGCTTGAGTTTACTCCGCGCTTTGGTTACGACGCATTTCCGACTCTCTTGTGTAGTTTGTGTGATTTCGATTTTGGCAGCTTTATTGATCTTAGCTGTCATGGTCAATCTGGGAATCAGCATCTTGGTGAAGGCTTTGGGGCTGGTGTTAGGCTCACAGTACCCTTAGATGAGGATCATCAAGGCACTACTCAAGTGCGAGGGTTCTCACCTGAGGAGCTTCAGTGGTTTTATCCTTATCACTTGGGCTTTACTGAGCAGAATGGTTTGGAGTCTATTAAGAAAGGGAATATGCTTGGTGTTGTGACAGGTTTGGGTGAGACTATCGGAGAAGCCTTCGCACGAGCGTATTTGCTCTGTTCTAAGACTCAAATCCGAGATGTACAGTTTCGAAGCGATTTAGCTGAGACTTGTTTGTCTGACTACGTCAAACTTCGAGAGTATCTCTTCGAAGAAGAACCTGGCTGGATTGGGGTCGATCTTGATGGCACTCTAGCAAAATACTCAGGTTGGTCTGATGAGGTTGGAGAGCCTATTCCCAAGATGATTGCTCGTGTTAGGTCGTGGATAGCTCAAGGACACGACGTGCGTATCTTGACAGCCCGTGGCTCTCAAGACCCAGGTAAGTACGAACAGCTTGTTAAGGTTCATGACTGGGTCAAGAAACACATCGGAGTAGGACTTGAAGTCACACATAAGAAGAATCCTGAAATGATACGTCTCTATGACGATCGTGTGAGACAAGTTCGACCCAATACTGGAGAGCTTGTAACCGAAGGTTCAAGAAGCTCGGTGGGTATATAATATGCCTTTTCCTCCTACATTTACGAATGTCTGGGATATCACGACTCCTCCAGACACACAACAGGCGAATTTACTAGGACAAGATCTCAGAAACTTGAAGAATGACGTCATGCAACGAATGTCCCTGCTAAGTGGCACAACAGCAAACATGCCTACTCCCGAGACTGTGAATGCCACCTGGGGAGGGGCTGGCTTTGGACTCGTTTTCTTTGCTACTGACACAAAGCTCGTCTGGCAATGGAGTGGAGCTGCTTGGGTTCAGATAGGAAATATCTCAGGCTCAAACTCGATTTCAAATGTGATTGCTCTTGCTACTCCAGGTTCGGTAAATATAAACTCTGGTTCTCAAACTGGCTTGAGTAACTCTTTAGCAGGAGCTTTGTCTGTTGGTGATATAATTCATGTTTATACGAGAATTCGTACTGTCGCCAATAACGAGGCTAATACTGTTCAGTTACTTTGTAATGGAACAGTAATGTCATCTATAGCCATGAGTGCCAATGGCGAGTCGGTTATGTTTATCTCCGAGCTTATGGTTATTAGCGCAGTTGCGGCGGTTCCTGTGTCTATTTACACAACGCTTCTTGCTGGTGGATCGGAGTATATAGCTTCTGTCCCTATTGTAGCAGCAGGACCAAATGTTTTTAGTGTTAAAATGCAGACTCTTCCTGTGGCGAGTACATATTCAAACGATATCTTAGCAGTACGAGTAGGTCGATAAATGCCTCAGTCTCAGGATAGAAAACAGCTTCGCTCGGAGGAGTTGCCAGAATTTCCTATAACTGGCCCATTTGGGGGAGTTCAGTCTGAGCTGTCTCTAACACAAATAGAGCCTTTTGGCTTTCAAGACACTAAGAACATAATCTTTAGAAAAGGAACTGGAACAGTTCGTCCGGGTTATTCTTTGCTAACTGCTCTGCCTGGAGGTAGTGGGCCTATAATCCAAATAGGAGATTTCTGGAACTCAAACGGTGTTCACATTCAAGTTGTTTGGACTCCTACAGGACTATTTCAGTGGAATGGAGCATCCTCAACATGGACACAGATAACAGGCCCAGCTCTGACAGGTTCTGCAACTCAATTCTTTGCTTGGGACATTGTTGGATATAAGCTTGCTTTTTCGCAAGGTGTCAATCAGATTCTGGTCTGGGATGGCATTGCTGCGACTTATGTCTTAAGCTCAGCAAGTGCACCTGCGGCTCGGTATTTGGCTGAGATTAACTTACATCTTATGGCTGGTTATACAGTCGAAAGTGGCACGACCTTCCCTTCTCGCTACCATTGGTCTGGCTCGGGCGATCCTACGGATTGGACGTCGTTTAACTCAGGTATCAACGATGAGTTGAACAATCTGGGTCCCATTACAGGTCTGGTTAAGCTTGGACTCTACGGCTTTGGCTTTCACATCAATGGGATTGTTGAGATCGTACCTACTGGTCTTGGAACGGCACCTTTTGCTTTCTATCCGATTATCAATGCTTCTCAGGGAAATGTGGCTCCTTACAGTTTAGAGCACGTTGACCTTGATGGTCAAGAATGTGCTGTTTATCTCGGCTACGACAATGTCTATCTTTTTAATGGTACCTCTGTTATACCAATAGGAGACTCGCCTATAGATGGACGCAGAAGGCTTGGGGCCAGAACTCGCATCATAGCCGATGTCCTGACAGCAGGTCCACAGAATGTTTATGGTTTTGTGACTTATTCTATAAACGGACAGTTCTTCAAAGCCTATTGGCTCGTTATACCTGGAGTCTCAGTTTGGGTCTATAACTTTGATGAGGGTAATTGGACAGTTTTTGTCTACGACCAAGCTATTAATGTCTTGGGCAATTTCAACAAAGCTGGCGTACCTCGTATTATGGACCTTATTGGAACGATCTCGGCACAAAATTGGACTCCAGCTACGCTTGGAGCCACGAATCCTTTTCAGGGACTTGGGATTGGCTTCTCAAGTGGTCAAGTTGGCTATATCGACTTTACGAACTACAGCGAGTCGATGTGGCAAATTATATCGGCAAAGCATACTTTTGGTGACAGACGACATAAACATACTATCAAGAAGTTTCGCTTAGTCATAAAAGACACGTATGGACCTATTCCTTATACAATCACAATTACGAATGAAAAGGGACAGACTCAAGTTCAAACTGTAACTCTTGGCTCGGGAAGCGGAGATGATATTGTGGCTATAGTTGAGTTTAGTCTTCCCGGTTTGAGGCTTCAGTGGCAAGTTACAGGTCCGGTACAAGTAGGAGCGTCGTTTGTCGAGTTTGCTCCTATTTATGATACCTCAGGTGAACAACGAGGCGGTTCTGCGGACAACAACTAAATGCCTCTAGTACCTACAAATTTCGCCTTTATGCCATCTGACCCTGCACCAAGTGCAGGAGGTCCGGCGATTCCGTCGATGCTCGTTAATTTCGCCAAAGCTGTACTGAGAGCGTGGCAGCTTCTTACAACAGTCATAAACGGACAGGTATCGTTTGGAAATGGCGTAGCCTCTGACAACATAAGCGGAGTTTGGGCTACTGTAGCTGACACGGGAGCGGCGAATACAGATTTTACGATCACTCACAATCTTGGTCGTATTCCTGTTGGTTATCTTGTTATGACATCGAGCATCGCTACTGACATCTACACAGGAAGTGTAGCCGCAACCAAGACACAAATCACGCTACGAAGTAGTGCTGCTCATGCGGCTATAACACTGTTTATACTCTAAAATGCTCGCAGCTATACTCACTAACGACGCACTTGGACCCTTCTTTCCTCCTAGTGGAGGCTCAAATGTAATATGGCCTTCTCCACTAGTAAGAGCTTCTTACAAGAGAGGAACGGCAGCGTGTTTGCTTATTTCACTAACTTTGCATCTTGCTTTGTGGCACTTCTTGTTTATGAGCTAGTTTGTTGGCTTTTCAACAAGCTCACAAAGAAGGTCGACAAGATTGCAGAAATCAAAGAAGACTCTTGGCCTCAGCGTAAATGTCGTGAGTGCAAGTTGCCTGTTCATAGGTATCGTGTTAATCTTGACAAGACTGTAACCTGTGCAAACTGTGTAAGTGAAGGGAAGTAGTTTGTGGCGAATAACTCAGTTAAGGTTCAGCCGAGTGCAACAGGCACGAACCTTCAGACTTTTGAAAACACAGTCAGCGCGGTTGTGGTTGATGCTGAGGCGGTGGTTCTTGTTCGGTCTAGTGACAACACAGAGATTGGAACTGCGGCTCAGCCGGTTCGTATCGATCCTGTTGGTACGACAGTACAGCCTGTATCGCAAAGTGGTGCTCCGTGGTCGGTTACTATCAATCCTGCTACTTCAGGTGGTACATCGGATTATCATGCTGTCTCGGCTGGTTCTACAAACCTTGGTACGATTAAAGCTTCGGCTGGACAGTTATATGGCTGGAATATATACAACAACGCGGCCTATCCAATATACGTCAAACTGTTCAACAAAGCCTCGAATCCAACTCTTGGTACTGACGTACCAGTAAGAACTATTGGAGTGCAGGCAGGAACTGAAACGACATTCTTTAATAGTCTTGGAATGGCATTCTCGATAGGTATCGCAGTAGCCATAACGAAAGTTATAACCGACGCTGATGCGACAGCAATACTCGCAAATGATTGTGTCATAGACATCGACTTCAAATGAGAACTCGACTAACAAAATTTACTGTTCATACAATTTGTGCCATTCTCTTTGTGGCTCTGCTCGTCTGGGCTCAGCAGCCTGTTAATGTGATAAACACGGCTGTTCCTGTGAGTGCTACGACGGCTCTAAACACAAGTGGGAATCCTCTTTTTGTGTCCTCAGTTATTACTGGAACAGCTGGAGTTACTCAGTCAACCTCGCCTTGGGTTGTAAGTTGTACTACAGCGAATTGCGCGTTTAACTTAGGAAACTGGGCCGGAACTGCTCTTGGCACTCCAACAGCGTTTGGTACGACTCCTGGAGCAGTTGTAGCAGGTAGTGTCAATGCTTCCCTCTTCTCAGGTACAACAGCTCTTGGAACACCGAATACATTTGGAGTAACTGCTCCGACAGGTAATGCTCTCGGAGTTAATTCTTCTTTATTCGTAGGAACGGCCTTAGTAGCAACAGCGGCTCCAGTGCCTATAAGTGCAACAATAGCTCAGCAAACAAAGACCAATCCTCTATTTGCTGCTCCGACAGATGGTACGAATGTCATAACAGCAGCTATCTCAGCTCTTGGTACAGCTCCTACGGGTACAGAAGTAGAGACTGTTCAACAAGTTGCAATTCCATTTACTTCTGGTGGTCTTACAACAGCTATTTCTCAGGCTCTTACAACGACCATAAATGTTAAGGCTACTCCTGGACAGATTTACGGATACGCTTATTCAAACCCCAATGCGACTGTTGCTTATGTTGAGTACTACAATACAGCTACTACTCCTGGCACAATAGGTGCAACTACCAATCTTGTTTATGAGATGATGATACCCGCAGGAGCGGCAGCTAATGTAGCACTTCCTATAGGTATTGTTTGCTCAGCGGGTATAGCTGTCGCTGTAGCAACCACAGCTACAGGAGCAGTAGCCCCTGGAACGGGACTTACGATTACGACATTCTATAAATGAAAAAGTATGTACATCTCGGTGTTTGTGTTTTTGTAGCTTGGGTAACACTCCATGTAATGTGGCCTGTTCACCATACTTGGACGCTTTCTCAGGTTAAAGACAATACAACAGGTTCGGGTACGACCGTTGCGGTTACTGTCGTTTCTACTGGTTCGGGTCACTTACTTGTAGCCGGTTTGCTAGACGGTACTACAGGCGACACTATTTCTGCGGTCACAGCAGCAGCCTGTACTGGGTCGTGGACTCATGCGACTAATACGGTTGTTAGTTTAACTGGAGCAGGTTCGGCGGATTTATACTATTGTCTAAATTCTGCGAGTGGTCAGACTTCGATTACGATTACTCACACATCTTGTACCATCTGTGTTGGTGTAATTTGGGAGGCAGCTTCTACTCTTGGCAATATAGCTGTCGATGCAGGAGCTACTCCGAGTGGAAATCACACAGACTCAGCTTGTACCTCCTGTGCAGGTGTCGCACTTACTCTTTCAGGAAACAATGACTTTATAGCTGCCCTAGCAGTTTGTGGTGCGACTTGTAGTGGAGTTACAGGAACCGGATGGACAAACGATTTATCGAATCCAACTGGGGACGGCGTGGCGCATGGGATTACGAGTGGATCACAGACAGCTCCTACAACATGGACAGGGACAAGTGGAATCATAGGAAGTAACGCTGCAGCATTTCAGGAAACGGCAAGCGGAGGAGCGTGTACTCCAGAGCTTGCTATACTTGGAGTCGGACTATGCTAAGAAAGATTTCAAAATTGTTAACTTTGTTAACATTATTGAGCTTTGTTTCTTTAACGAAAGCTCAAAACGCTCCACTTTCGGGTACTGCTCAATACAACTCGGGAGTAGCTATTAGAGCTCTGCCAAGTGCTATTATCACAGTCTGTGCTGCTCAAGATACAGCGATACCTTGTACGACAAAGGTTTCTATCTTTAGCAACTCGGCTGGTACATTACCACTTTCAAATCCTTTCAATGCTGATGTTAATGGAAACTATCAATACTTTGTAGCTTCTGGAATATACACTGAGACAGTCACGGCAGTAGGATTTCAGGGATTTACTCATCAAGTTGGGGCGGGAAATGCTGGAGGGAGCTCTTTTAGCTCCATTACGAGTGGAGTAAACAACTCGGCTACTTTAACTGTAGGAACAGGAGCCAGCTTGTCTGCTACTGGAACTGGGCAGATTATTGCTACGAATATAAATACTACAGGAAATATAAGTTACTCATACGGCACCAAATCGATTCTTGCTGCTGATCCGAAATACGGCATTAATGGACAGGTAAAGCATAGCTGCCAAGCGATTTGGACTAATTCTACGACAGCATTCACACTTGCTTCCGTAGATGAAGTTCTGGTCAACTCGCCCAAGAATGTCAACGCAGCGGGAGTCAATCTCGGTGGCGACGTAGGAGATATAGTCCAGATTTCCACGGAAGATTGTTCAGGTCAAAACGGTACTACTGCCGGGGTAGCTCAGAAGGGCACGATTGCCACAGTTACAGGAGCACACACCGGGACGTTATCTTTTACGCCGA